ATGATAACGACAATTTCTCTTTTATTTTTCGCAATTGCTGTTTTCACGGCAATTATTGCCGGTGGTTTTGGTGGGGCATATTTGCAAAAGCAAGCGGATTACGTCAAATCACTTGAATTAAAAATCAATGAGCTTGAAACGCTTGTGCAAAAGACTCCTATCCGAAACCCGATGAAAACCAATGACGGCCTTGAAGACGCAATGGCTATCACAATTGACCAACTATTCAAGGCAAAACAAACGCTTGAATACATTGAAGGTCGTAACGGAGATGTATTGAGCATATTGCAAACCATTCGGAGCACACCCCAAAAGTATGACTCCGACCAACCTAATCGAAAAATTTAGGAGCTAACAAATGGACCAATCAATTGACATGAACGTGCAAGTATCCCAGGATGATCCCTGGAAGCTGGCAGACGAGGCCAAACCACGCGATTTTGAATACTTCGGTCAGATGATGGCTGATGTCTGGTTTGGATTTTTCCCGGGCGGCGGACAGAAACCGATTGCTTTTGACCCGGCGCAGCACCCGATTGATAAGCGCACAGTGATGATCGATATTCAGATTATCCCAATTGCTGCCCAAAATGTTGATTTTGACATCCGCAAAAACTACACCGATTTTTCGACGGACTGGACCAAGATTACCCTGCCATCAATCAAGGCCCTGGGTGTTGACGGACTGCGGGCGCTCAACGGCAAATTTGTCCGCGTCGCCCAAGTTCCGGGGAAACGCGAAAAGAAAGACGAAAACGGCAATAAAACCGGTGAGTTTTACACTACCTTCAAATTCCTGGAAATTTATGCCGATGAAGCGGCTTGCGTTACCGCCTACGAAGGCAATAGCTCCCATACTGAGCAAAACGATCCGCAACCGGTAACAACCGGAATCAGCGCCGATCAACAAACCGCGCTGAAATTTTCCCGGGCTGTCATTGAAAATACCGTCAAGGGAGAAACTGACCTGGATGTCATTATCAACAAACTCACTGCAACGCTTGCAGCCATGCCGATGATCAACAAACATTACTCCGCGCAAAGCCCGGAAATTATGCAAATGGTAATGGAGGCAATGCAGAAATGAATGCTCCCATGATTGATTATGACGCTGAAGCCGTGAAAGTTTTTGTGCCTGAATCTGAAATCCTTTCGTGGGACGAATCTCTGAAATTGGCAACAGAACGATCAAAAATTGCTGCCGATGAATTGCGGTACTCGGCATTGAATCTGGAAAAAGCTGCGAAAGTGGCGACCACGAATTAGATAATTTGGCGGCGGCGTGGTGGGACACGCAAAGGTATCGGTTTATCAAGGTGAACAACCAGGTTCGAATCCTGGCCGCCAAACATGCCCAATGATGAGGATAGAGATTGGCATTACCGTGAGGCTTAGAGCAAAGCTCTTTTAATCAACCCAGCCATCCGCTGAAACTGCGGCGGACGCGTGGAAACGGTAAGCCGGATAGTGTAACCGGAAAACAAAAAAGGGAAAGGAGTTAAAAAACAATGTCAATTATTGCCGCAATGATTGATTCTCGTGAACCTGATTGGGTTAAAAAACTTACCTTTGGGAATGTTCCTGTAACTGTGGATGTGCTTGATGCTGGTGATATTTGGGCAGTTACAGACGATTCAAAAATCCTTGTTATTGAACGCAAAACGCCAAATGATTTCCTCAACACGCTCAAAGAGGACCGGTTATTTGTGCAGGCGGCTGGATTGCAGGAATTACGCAAAGAAGGTTATTGGCCTTACCTCATGATTACTGGTGAACTGCAACGCGGTCAAAATGGGCACGTTTTCACAGATCGGGAAACTGGTTGGAGTTGGACGGCAATTGAAGGGGCATTACTCACTATCCAGGAAATGGGAATTTTCATCACGCATTGCGCGAATGATTTTGATCTTGAGCCGGCGATTATCCGATTAACTGAACGCAGCCGGGATGAAAAAATGATTTTACCTCCGGCGCGAATTGGTAAAGTTTTGGGAATACAGGCCGGTTTCCTTTGCGGTCTTCCCGGAATTGGTCCAGAAAAGGTTAGCGATATATTAGCCTATTGCGGTACACCGGCCTGGGCATTAGCTGGATTGACGGACAGCACATCACAGATCCCTGGAATTGGCCCAGGAATTAAAAATAATGTCCGGTACACACTTGGCCTGAAAGACAATGAAGAAATTGGTATTTACGTCAAAGAAGGATTTGACGTTATTAAACCATCAATTGAGATTGGAGCTTAGAAAATGGAAGAAACTGCATTAGCAACACTTGAACTTAAGCGAGAAATATCTCCCTCTGTTTGGGGCATGATTCGCGAAATGGCCCCGGTGATGCACGAGAGCCGGCTGTTCGGTGTTGCCTCCGTTGCCCAGGCAACCGCAATCCTGATTAAAGGCTATGAGTGCGGATTTGGATTTGCCAGTTCATTTGACATGATCCAGGTAATTCAGGGAAAACCAAGTGTTTCCCCCCGCGGTGCACTGGCTTTGATCATGCAGTCGCCGGAAATCACCAATATGGAAATCAAACGCCTGGTTGATGACAAAGGCAATTACGTTGGGCATAGCTGCACGATGGAACGCAAAAGCAAGCGGATCAAGTACACCGCGCAATTCACCCTGGAAGATGCTGGCCGGGCCGGATTGATCAAAGATGATTCGGGCTGGAAAAAATACCCTGAAAATATGTGCCTTTGGCGTGCGGTTGGTTTTTGCGCCGATGTGGTTGCACCGGATATTTCCAGTGGCATGACCAGCTTAATGAAAATGCCGGAAGCCTATGGCGTGGCGCTTACCCCTGAAGGCGACATCATTGATTTGAAATCATCAGAAGCGATAAAACCTGCCCAAGTTGCGGCACCAGCGCTTACTTTAAATGATCTGGTCGAAAAATTTGGCCCTGAACAGATTATGGCTGCAAATAGCGGGACGATCCCAGGCACGCAAGCGGAAATCAATGCCGTGGCCGTCAAATTAGGCGGTGTGTGATGGAGCTTGATCACCTGTCATATTCCTCAATTTCCGCTTATCTGGATTGCCCTGAAAACTGGCGGCGCAAGTATATTGCCAAAGAGCCAACGCAATCAAGCCCGGCACTGGCTTTTGGTAGTGCTTTTCACGGGACTATCGAAAAATTTGTCACTGCTCCTGAAGCCGACATTATTGAAACCTGGAATCAGCAATGGTCAAAAGCAATTGAAGGCCAGCCGATTTTTTGGGGACTTGATACGCCAGAAGCCATTTACAACGATGGCGTGCGCATGTTCAGCAACGCCACTTTGCTGAGCGAACTCAAAAAAATTGCACCTGGAATTGATGATCAAGGCCACAAAATTGAACGGCGAGTTGAATTGCGTGTGCCTGGTGTTCCTATTCCAATTATTGGCTACATTGACATCATTCTAGCTGATGGTACACCGGCTGATTTCAAGACATCCGCAAAAAGCTGGACAGACGACAAGGCTCAGGAATCGTTGCAAAGCCTTTTTTATTTGGCAGCCATGAACCAAATGGGTATTCCAGTTAACTGGAAATTCAAACACATTGTATTTGTCAAAACCAAAGAACCGAAAGTGCAAATGCTTGAGCATAGTCATAAACCCGGTGAGCTTTTCTTTTTGTTCGACCTGATTTCTCGCGTTTGGCGCGGAATTGAGCACGAAGTTTACCCGATGAACCCAGGCACCTGGAAATGTTCCGAAAAATACTGCGACTTTTGGAGTGGCTGCCGTGGCAAGTACCAATGAACTCAGAACTGAAAATCACCGCCTGCGCGAAGAAGCTTTATCCTGGCGAGCAAGAGCAACAAACCTCGAAAAACAGCTTTCCAGAAAAGATGAAACAATTTTGGCGCTTGCCAAAAAAATCGAGAAGCTTACCAAACAGAACGAATTGTTAGAAAAGCAAACCATCAAAGAGTAAAAAATGGCCCAATTGTACAACCATACCACCCTAAAAGAAGAAAACGGCATGTTGGTACTGGCGTCACCGTATAACAAAAATATGGTCGAGGCAGTAAAAACGCTCCCTTATACTGAGCGGCGGTATGAGCCAAATCGAAAAATTTGGCTGATTGACCCTAAACATGGTCAACAAGTTGTGCAATGGGTGCGTGATTACATAGGGGAGGCAATAAACCTCCCCGTAGTCGCTCAGTATAAGGGGGGGCAGGTGATGCGCCTGGTTGAGGTGCGTTATTTGGGCGCGTGCAAATTGCGTGACAATGATATTTCCGCTGCTTTTGGGCTGGTCGGAAATGATTGGTCGATTGTGTTCCCGGAATCAGTTTTGCGGTCTTGGTTTGACGCCGGGGATGTTCAGCCCGCACCGAATGCGCAGCAAACGCTTTACCAGGTGTTGGGCATCAAAAAAACAGCTTCGGAAGATGAAATAAAAACTGCTTTCCGGCGGATGACCAAACAATGGCACCCGGATGTTTGCAAGGAACCGAATGCTACTGAAATTTTTATACATATCCGGGACGCCTACGCCTTATTGAGTGATATCGGGAAACGGGCGCGGTATGACGCTGGTTTGGCGCTGGAAGCAACATTAAATCAAAAGCAAAAAACAATTGAGGATTTGTTATCTGTTTATCGGGCGCCTTTGCGCTGCGGAAATATTTTGGTTGAGGGTGTTTATAAGGTTGGGCGCCTGGAAGTGTCGAAAATTTTGGCCTGGGAAGATATTGTCAAAAACGGAAAAACTTTGATTACTTCTTGGCCTATGGGATCTGATAAGCCGGTCGAGGTGTGGGCATGAAAAATAATCGCATCACTTTAGGTGACCTGTTCTTTTTGTGTGTTTTTTTTTGGAATAGCAACTGTTTCAATTTATTGTTTTCTCGCATCTGGCGGGTTTTGAAAGGGAGAAAATGAACAAATTTTACAACAACACTGTTTTGCAAATAATCATGATCGTGATTCTGGTGTGTGCGGAAACTATGCTGGTTGTAGCTGAAACCAATTTTGAAAATCAGTCTCCGGCCATTGTTGAAGTTTTACCGGCGCAAGGTGCAGCTAAATCAGCATATACCCGCATGGCAAGAGTCACAATTTTGGCCGAACAGATAAACGTTTATACCTATCGATTAACTGAAGAAGGTGAAGTAGTTTGGACGGCGGCCGGTCAAGTTGAAATTGGTAAGCTGGTTAAAACTGGTTCTTGCCAATTGGATGGGTATGCACAAATTGAATATCGTGACCCGGAGCGGCCGGGATGGTGGAAGGTGGCTTACCAAAGGTGCAACGATGATTAAACAATTTGAATCGTGTGAGGTACGAGAATGCCAATCCTGAATTACACCACGTCAATTTCCGTTATCAAAACAGCCTCTGAAATCCAGGAGATCCTTGCTCGCGCAGGCGCGTGCACCGTGATGATCGAATACGGTCAGGATCGGGTTCCTTCCGCTGTCTATTTCGAGATCGAAATTAACGGCCGGCCTGTATCCTTTCGCCTGCCGTCTCAATGGCAAGGTGTGTACAAGACGCTCCAGCGCTCGACCGCGGAACGCCGCTACAAAACAGAAGATCAGGCGCGCCGAGTGGCCTGGCGCATCATCAAAGACTGGACAGAGGCGCAGGTTGCCATTATCGAAGCAGGCGCAGCGGACATTGCTGAAGTCTTCATGCCGTACATGATCAATCCAGCATCGAACCTAACGCTATTTGAAGAATTTAAATCTAGCAATTTTCTTCTCGGGTCCGGGGATGTTGTTGATGGGGAGGTGCAAGCATGAGCGATGAGCTAAAACGATGCCCAGACAAAACGACCTGTCAGAATGAATATCTGATTGAGGAAATGCGCGCAGAGATTGAACGGTTGCGAGATGATCTCGAAACAGCCAGGAAGGTAGCAATCGAGGAAATCGCACACTCCAACCATTTGGCAGCTGAGCTTGAAAAGGTCTATGCAAACAATCAAGTTTGCTGGGAAGAACCTGAGGAATCATCGCCGGCGTTGATTGCTCATAATAAAAGGATTGGAAAATGACCAATAACTACGCACTTACTGTAAAAACATTGTCTTTCGCGCTGGAAAATCTCGGCCAGAAAGACAAAGATAATGTCATCAAGCAGGCAAACAGGCTGCGCGATCACTGCAAGGCTAGAGGCGTTCCGCTCAGTATGATCGGGGCGCTCGAAGTGATCCACTCAGTCGGAAATTTTTTGAACGCGAATGAGGTGAATCATGGACTATGACAGCGTAATTACCCCAGGTGCTAAGTGTATCAACTGCGATCATCATAAGCAGGTAATCAATACATCCATTGGGCCATTGGTTCTGTGCGGATTGTACGGTCAGGTCAATGAAAATGTTCAGGCCGAACACTGCATCAATTATTACGAGGTGAAGAATGAAAAAACTGATTGAAACCGCTATCGCAATCATCATTGCCGCCTCTGTTTTAGCTGGAGCAATTGAGGCCAACAAAAAGCCGGTAACATCCAGCACGCAGGAAGCACCGCAAGTTGGAGGCTACCCAGCGCCAGAGTATGGTTATCCGGTAATGCCAACACAATCAAATGACATCACGCTGCCAGGCTATCCAGTCATGCCAACGCCGTACAAGATACCCACTGGACAGCCTACCCCGCTAGATTACACGCCGGACCCGAAGATGACGCCGACCGTTGAACCGACGCCGATCAAAGATCCTAATATTTAGAGGTGTTTATGAGTAACATCGAGCTACACAACATGGACTGCCTTGAGTTTATGCGCACCATGCCGGATAAAAGCATCGATATGATTTTGTGCGACTTACCCTACGGCACGACAGTAATCGAATGGGACAAACCCCTCCCGTTTGAGCCAATGTGGAAGCAATATGAGCGCATCATCAAGGAAAATGGCGCAATCGTTCTGTTTTCCGCCCAACCGTTTACCACCGACCTGATAGCCAGCAATCGGAAGTTGTTCCGGTATGAAATCATCTGGAGAAAAACACAGCCGAATGGCTTCCTAAATGCAAACAAAGCCCCGCTCCGAACCCACGAAAACATTGTGGTTTTTTACAAAAAACTTCCGACATACAATCCGATAAAGTCCAGAGTGGAGCGGAATGACTTAGGACGGGTTCGCAAACAGAGACAGGATAGAGCCGAACAATACGGCAAGATGCGTACAGGTACATACACAGAAACCGGCGAACGGTATCCAACCGATGTGATTGATTTCTCGAACTGGAATGGGGCATTGTTCGGGAAGACCGAAAAAGCCACCAAGCACCCGACCCAAAAGCCAATCGACTTATGTAGGTATCTGGTCATGACCTATACCAATCCCGGCGATGTGGTTTTGGATAACTGTATGGGGTCGGGTACGACAGGTGTTGCTTGCGTTATGCTGAACAGAAATTTCATCGGCTGCGAAATATCAAAAGAATACTTTGACATAGCCAAGCGCCGTATTCACGACGCGCAACAGCAACCATCGTTATTAAATCTTGTGGAGGTTACAGAATGACAGAAATCAAAGGCGACTACTACCCGCGCATGAACGCACTATTGCAAGAGGACGAAATCAGTAAACTGCAAGTGCAGGTCAACTTGTTGCTGACGGAAAACGCTGCGCTGAAAGAAAAGATTGCGCAATATAAAAAAAGCGTCACTGAACCAGTAGAAAACATATTGTCACGCGCGACTGACGCAACAAAATTAGTAGAACCACTTGCCAGCTGTATATCGTGGTACATTGATGAAAACGGAGGTATAAACATAATCTATCAGATTGATCCTATTTCAGAAGAGGAACGTTTAGCAGTCATTGCCCATGTTCTTGCCAACGATGTAATTTATTTGCTTCATCACGTTGATATCTTGAAGGCGCAACTTGCGCAGTATGAAGAAGGCAGGCCAATGTCAGAAGCGCCGCGCGATGGAACATCAATATTACTAAGACATGTTGACGGATATTACGTTCCAGCAACGCGCGAATCAGACCATGAACTTTGGTGCAGTTATGACGGTTATTATGGCGACGATGAATTCGAATGCTGGTTTCCGTTACCAGGCGGTGCGAAATGACCAACACTGCATCCCGTGAACTGAAAATTGCTCTGTCAACGTTACGAAAATTCAAGCGGATGAGCCAAACCGCTCTTGTCTCAAAACAGTCTTTATATCAAGCAAATAACTTCATCGAAACTGTGTACACCGACAGTGTACATGCCCTGAATGAGATTGAAGAACTGATGGACAAAAATAAAGGGATTGGAGAATCATGAACACTCAAATTGTAACTGGATCAATTGGCGCTCTTGCCCAGCAAGGAAACAAATCAATCGCTGAGACGTTTATTAATGCCGATGTGATTGTCATTGTGGATACATCTGGATCAATGGCGAGCCGCGATTCGCGCGGTGGAAAAAGCCGGTATGACGTTGCTTGCGAAGAACTTGCAGAGCTGCAAAAACTCATGCCTGGGAAAATCGCTGTAATTGGGTTCTCCTCCCATACTGAGTTTTACCCTGGCGGCATTCCAGTTTATCAAGGTAATTCAACAGCAATGGATGACGCGCTTAAATTCATCAAGGTCGCTGATGCTATTCCTGGAATGAAATTTATCTTGATTTCTGATGGGGAACCGGACGAGCCGCAACGAACTTTATCTATTGCAAAAACTTTCCAGAACAAAATTGATGTTATTTTCGTCGGTCCTGAAAATCTTCCTGCAGGACGTGACTTTCTTCAGCGCCTGGCAGCAGCGACCGGTGGAAAATCAATTACCGCAGACCGGGCGAAAGAATTAGCTGCATCTGTCAAACAATTATTATTGAGTTAACCCATGGCAAATACAACTGTGCAATCTCAGATCGGTCAAAAAACCGGCAGTATTGGTGACTATGTTGCTATGATGCATTCCCTCAATTACGAATTTCGATTTAACGAAATTACTGATCAAATCGAAGTCAACGGGAAACCGCTCAGTGACGAAATGTTTTCGAAGATCCAATATCAATTGATCAATCGCGGGCTTTCGAACGAACGGTTCACCCGGGTAGCACTTGAAGCGACTGCTTACGATAATCGTTATCACCCAATAATTGATTATCTGAGCAAGCTCCCATATGACGGAGGCCATTATTTTGATGATCTGGTGGCATGTTTTGATAACCCAGACCGGTTAATTTCAGTCTATTTGCGAAAATGGCTGCTGGGAACCATTTCAAAAACGGTGAGCGGAACACAAAACCGGATGTTGATTTTAGACGGTCCGCAAGGAATCGGTAAATCACTCTTCGTCAAATGGCTTTGTTCCAGCATGCCAGATTATTACGCAGAGGGATCAATTGACACAGACAGCAAAGATACCCAAATTCGCATGACCACAAAATGGATTTGGGAAGTCGGTGAACTTGGCTCAACGTTTCGAAAATCTGACCGAGAAGCACTGAAAAACTTGATCACTATGCAGATGATGACTTTCCGCCGGCCGTACGGACGGTACGACAAAACAAAACCAGTCCTCGCTAATTTGATTGGAACGATCAACAATGAAGGTGGTTTTCTGGATGACCCAACCGGAAGCCGGCGATTCATGATTTGCGAAATCAAGAAAATCGACTGGAAAACGTACACGAAAATTGATGTGGATAAACTTTGGGGAGAAATTTACGCGGCCTATCTAATTGGTGAAGATGCTGATTTTACTGACGGTCAGAAAAAACAAACCGAAACGAATAATAAAAATTACGAAGTTGAAGACCCGGTTGAACTTGTCTTCCTGGATCAATTTCGCATTCAGCCAGGTAACACAAGCTTTTTCACAACGACCGCGGAAATCACCTACACGGTTCAGGAAAAGATCGGGAAATTTTCATCTCCAAAAGCCATGCAAATGGCAATTGCATCCACATGCCGCAAGCTTGAATTGGAACGCGGCCGGCAAAACGGGCAGCGCGGGTACTATGGAATCACCAAAAAACTGCCTTAATCAGCTTGCCAACCTCACTCAAAAGGTTGGCAAATTTTTGAAAAAGGTTGGCAAATCTAATGCCAACCTTGTTGAAATAAAAACGCGAAAAATCAATAAAGTTTCGCGTAGATATAAAAAACTGTCAACCTTGCCAACCTTGCCAACCTTTTTTGATAACTTTCAAGCGATTTTTTGCCAACCTTGCCAACCTTGCCAACCTTTTCTTAAACTGATTTTTTTTAAGTAATATAGTATACAGCAGTAGAAAAAGTTGGCATGAAAAAAGTTAATGCAAAGTAGGTTGACAAGGTTGGCAGGTTGGCAACAAGAGGAAAATAATGAAATTAATTGATGTTGCGCAAACCTGGGTAAATAATGGATATACGGTAATTCCGTTGGTTTACCGATCCAAAAAACCGCTCATTTTTTGGGAGCCGTACCAAGACCGCACCCCCTCCCATACTGAGTTGCTGCAATGGTTTCCGTCCGAGATGCGCAATATTGGGCTTGTGATCAAAGATAATTTAGTTGTTATTGATTTTGATGTTCAGGAAGTATTTGACTATTGGTATAGTCTTTATCCAATTGACACGTATATGATCAAAACGCGTCGGGGTGTGCATGTTTATATTAAAACGAGTCAACCAACAAAAAATTATCATAGCGAATTATTAGACATAAAATCTGAGCGTGGATATGTTTTGATCCCACCGTCAATTCATCCGAGTGGATATCAATACCAGGTACTTTGTGAAAGCAGTATTACTCAGTATGGGCGGCTTGAAGATGTTTTACCGGCCAGTTTTATGCCGGCGCCGGAATTAGCATGGCGCGAAATAGTTTCTCAGGTTTCGGCCAACGTAGATCCTTGGGACCTGGCTGATTCCGCCACGGAAATTACCAGCAATTTGATTAATCAAATTCACCAGTCTGTTTCAATTTTGCAATTACTTCCTCGCGCTGAACAATCTTCCCGAGATGGACGCTGGTATGTTGCGCTTTGTCCGTTTCATGATGATCACACCCCATCATTTTGGATTGATACTCGCCGAGGTCTTTGCGGCTGCCGGAAATGTAACATCAAAGAGATGGATGTTATTAATCTATATGCACGGTTGAATAATATCTCCAACGTCCAGGCCCTGCGCAAGCTGGCGAAGATAACTTGATTTATAAAAGTTAGCTTGGGTATTTTCGTATAGTTTTAAGTTAGCTATTGCCATCTGGTAACAATGTTGCTATACTGGTAATATGCCTGCTAGAAATGGGAAACTCACCAAAAAGGAAGCTGCGTTTGTAGCCGAGTATGTGAAAACCTGGAATGCTACCAAAGCTGCCCGGGAAAGTGGTTACAAATATCCTCATGTATCTGGTTATAAATTGTTGCAGGTACAAGAGGTAAAAGAGGCAATTGACGACGTGATTAAAAAAACTCGTATGACTGCCGACCAAGCTGTTACCCGTTTGACCCAGCAGGCCGAATTTGATTTCAGCCAATTTTTTATTTTTGAGTATGTTCCGGTTATCGAGAATGGGCAGCCGAAACTTGACAGCGCCGGCAATCCGGTAATGCGTTACGAACAGACTGGCGTGAATTGGAAAGCTGTTGAGAAGTACGGCTATTTGGTTAAGAAGATTTCATACACCCGCCAAGGAAAGCCCGTCATTGAGTTCGTTGATTCCCAGAAGGCGCTTGAGTTGATCGGCCGGGCGCACGGGTTGTTTACCGATAACGTCAACGTGAGCGCCCAGGCAAGCGTCAAAGCTTATGTAGGGTTGTCGCCGGACGATTGGGACGATAGCCAGCCCCCTGATACTGAGCAAGATGCAAACAACGATGATATTTCTTTAGAGCGCCCAACTCCGCGAACTCACCGCGATGACACCCCAGAACTTTAAAAACTACACATATCTAGCACCGTACAAACCATTACCGTGGCAAATTGATCCATGGCGTGACAAGAACCAGGTGATGCTTTTGGCAGGTTCTGCAGGAACGGGAAAATCAAGGCTGGCCGCTGAAAAAGTTCATGGCTTTTTACTGCATTATCCGAATTCTACTGGTTTAGTGCTGCGCAAAACGCGCCAATCTATGATCAATTCAACACTGCTCTTTCTTCAGCGGTCGGTGATTGGCAATGATCCGCGCGTCAGGCATATCAAAAATGAGAACCGATATGAATATTGGAATGGCTCAATTTTGGCTTATGGCGGCATGGTTGACGAAGAACAGCGAGAACAAATTCGGTCTATCGGTGCTGCCGGTGGGGTTGACATTGCCTGGCTGGAAGAAGCCACCCGGTTTACAGAGAATGACTACAACGAAGTCCTGGCCCGCATGCGCGGAACGGCAGCTAGTTGGATGCAAGTAATGTTGAGTACCAACCCGGGACCACCCAGCCACTGGATTAATCAGCTTTTGATTTTAGGTGGTGGGGCCAGTGTGTACGACAAAGCGCGGCCAGAGGATAACCCGTACAACCCTAAGCAATACATTGAGATGCTCAACCGGTTGACTGGTATTTTGGGCCAGCGCCTGCGTGATGGTTTGTGGGTCCAGGCAGAGGGCTTAGTTTACGATCAATTTGACACCGGAAATATTTATGCAGATGATTATCAGTTTGATCCAGAGTTGCCTTTCGAATTAGGCATTGATGACGGCTACATTGATCCCCGCGCAATTTTGTTTGTTCAGCGCCAGGGTTCTGTCATTTTAGTTTTTGACGAAATTTACGGCAGTCGGAAATTGGCCGAACAGCATGTCAAAGATGTATTGACTAAGTGCATTGAGCTTTACGGAAAAACAGAGCCGGAAGATTGGCGGTCAAAGAGTTTGGAAGAATCAGCAATCTGGTGCCGGCAGAATGAAGTGCGATTGCCTGAAATTGCCATAACAAGCCCGGAAGCAAAGGAACTGCAACAGCGTTTGAGAATGGCAGACATACCTGCCAGAAAAGCAATTAATGACATCCTCCCTGGGATTGAAACAGTACGTGAGCTGATATGTGATGCAAACGGATTCAGAACTTTATTAGTGAGTCAGAAGGCAAAGAATTTAATCAGGGAATTGACAGAAGGGTACGTGTACCCGGAAGGGAAGCACCGCGATAATGAAAAACCTCAAGACGGAAATGACCATGCTCCTGAAGCGCTTCGGTACTGGGCGCATCTTCGCGCTCGCTAAGGTTGTTTTTGTGTTCATTATCGTTTTTATCCCTCTGGTTATTGGTATGCTGGCCGGGCTGATTTACAAGTTAGTTATTTCCTGGTATGCAGCCGTGATTGAAGGTTTCGAGGCAACGTCTAAATGAATGTGATTGATCGCATTATGGCACGCGCGCAAGGAAAATCAGCGCTGTATGATCGTCATCCAGAACTGGAAGACCGCATTCACATTATGAGCATGAGCAGCGAAGAACAGACTGCGCTTTATGGGTCTGATTTTCGCGTCAACGCTGAGAATTATATCCGGCACATGTGGCTGCAAAAAGCAATCCGGGTGCTGCGCGATAATATTTCTGTATTGCCTCTGCGCGTAGCCAAAGGATCACGCGCGAATACTGAATATCTGGACAATCACAGAGCCTATCAGTTATTTGACAACCCGAATCCGCAAATGTCACCAGAAGATTTTTGGGGCCAGTGGATTACAGACATGATGATTGGCGGGGAATGGGGTGTAGAAGTTTCCAATAGCAAGGCCGGTAGCGTTGCAGAATTGTGGCCGCGGCAACCGGATATATTCAACGTGCAGGTTGAATCAAAACGGTACCAGAAAATTGGGGGCTATAAAATTGATGACCATACCGGGAAGCCCTACACCCTCCCCCCTACTGAGTTTATCCATTTCAAATTTTATAATCCGCTCGAACCTTTCCGCGGTTTATCGCCGGCAACTGCTGTACGGTTGAGTATTGATATTGACCAGTTAAGTCAGGCATGGTCGAAGTTATTTTTCAAGAATAGCGCCCGTCCGGATTTTGCGATTATAGCCCCCCAGGGAATAACACAATCCGAAAAAGCCGAGATGATGAAGAAGTTAAATGCCGATCATGGTCAAACACATGCTCATGAGCCGATTATTTTAGAAAGCGGCGTAACGGATATTAAGACTTTTTCGTTTCCGGCAAAAGATATCGAGTGGATGACCCAGCGCGAAATGAGCCGCGATGAAGTTGCTGCAATTGTAGGTGTGCCTGATGAACTTATGGGATATGGCAAAGACACCTACGAGAATTTTGGAACGGCAATGGAAGTTCTCTGGAAAGTTACCATTGTCCCGTTGACCGAGTTCCGCGATGGCGTTTTAACTCGTTTTTGCCGGCTGATAAAAATCATTGCCCCAAACGAACGGATTGCAACCGATTTGCGGGATGTATCCGAGTTACAAGATGATAAAACGGCAAAGATTACTCAGGCACAGATTTTATTCAACATGGGTGTTAGCCTCAATGATGCGTCAGAGTTCTTAAATTTGGGATTGAAGAAAGTACCTGGCGGAGATGTTGGTTACTTGAATTCCTCATATGTTCCAGTTGATCAGTTGCCTGTTATTGGCGGCGGGATGTTACTCAGTATGCGTGGGGGGGTGCAAAAAGAAACCAGCGATTACGGCAGTGAAACCCATGCCGCGATTTACAAACGGCTGCAAAGCCGGATTGATGTGCATGTGAGTGATCTTCAGCGGATTGCAAAGCGCGAATTTCAGCGCCAGCAGAATGAAATCTTGCAGCGCTTGCGCGACGGTAAAAATTGGGGCCGGGGAAAGTACAAGGCCGATGAAGATGTTCCGCAGCCAAACGATTTATTTTACTTGGAAGCTGAAATCAAATCATGGTCAGAAGCAATGAAAAAGAAAATCACGCAGGCGATTCAGGCGATTGGTCAAAGTGAATTGGCTGGATTAGGTTTATCAACTATTTTTGATATTTCCCGCCCGGATGTTGTACGGCGGATTAGCTATATCCTTGAAACGGTTGCCAGAAAAACAAATGAAACAACCTGGAATGATCTGATCCAGATTATGCGCGAAGCGGAACAGGCCGGCGAAGGAATTGTAGCGATACAAGAGCGACTAAATCAATATTTCGGCGAACGCAAAAGCGATTACCAAACCGAGCGGATTGCTCGTACAACGATGACCGGAGCCAGTAACAGCGGACAGCAACAGGCCTGGAATCAGGCCGAACAGGATGGCGTGACCCTCAATAAACGTTGGATCAGTGCTTTGCAGCCAGACCGTACCCGTCCAGAACACGCTGAAGCACATAATCAGGTAGTTGGGCTGCATGATCTGTTTTTAGTCGGCGGTGAAAATCTTGAATACCCCGGGGATCCAACCGGATCGCCTGGAAATATTATCAACTGTCTTTGCGGAATGATCGCGGAAGTGGTGGAGTGACATGGGATTAATTTACAAAACTTATCAGACTGTAACAAAAGTGGTCGATGCTGAGGCAGGGATTTATGAGGTCATGATCTCGACCGAAAGCGTTGATCGGTCGAATGATATTGTCCGGGCGGCCGGCGGGAGATTTGAAAATTACCTGCGCAACCCGGTGGTGTTGCTGGGGCATGATTACCATGATCTGCCAGTTGCAAAAACTTTGCAGATTGAGGTTGTGCCTGGCGGTGTGAAAGCCACTTTCCAATTTCCGCCTGCCGGAACTTATGACAAGGCGGATACCACGCGCAAACTTTGGGACGCCGGCTTTCTCAATGCGGCTTCTATTGGATTTGATCCGATTCTCTCGATCAACCTGGACGCTTCGCGCCCGTGGGGACCGCAAGATTATATCGAGTGGGAGCTGTTAGAGTGGAGCATTGTGACAGTGCCGGCCAATCAAGACGCCCTGCGCCTGGCGCTGGAAAATATTGATCGGACACTGGTCAAGCAAGGCCGCACATTATCGGCGGCCAACGAAAAGCGGCTGAGAAACGCCGCAGATGAGATTAACCAGGTCCTGGCGCAAATCGAAAGCGCGTCAGATGAATCTGATAAATCTAAGCCTGACGCATCGACAACCAAAAATGATCCATTGCACGACGTGATTGATGCAAACACGGCAAGCAACTTAACGAAATTGGTTAACTTATTGAATAAGGAACTGCAAAAATGAGCGATGAACTGAAAGAACTCAACGAGAACATTGCGAAACTGACTGCCATCGTTACCGAAAAAGGTCTTGGCGGCTTGAACCGCGATGAAATCGTAAAAGCCTTTACTGATGCTTTGGCCGCCCGTGACCAGGCAGCCGCTGAAGATGAAATTATCCGGCGCGGCGAAGAACCCCCCCATACTGAGGAACTACGCTTCGCCAATGTCAAAGGCCGCTACGAACGCGTTGCCAAAGAATTCGCTGAAGGCGGCTTTGCGCGCGTCAACGGCACCAAAGTGCTGCCGATTGATTTGCTGATGGCCGAACGTCTGATGACCAAAGCCAAAGCGTCCGATCAGAAAGACGCCAAAGCGCCCTCTGAGGATCTGACCGCAATTGTCAAAGCGATGTCCTCAACCGGCGTCGGCACCGGCGCGGAATTGGTTCCTGAAAATCTGGCAGCTACGATCTGGGAAGATATGTTTGTGGCTTCGAAGGTTTTTGCCGATCTCCCTGAGCAGCCGATGACTTCCGACCCGATGGACGTCGGCACGATGGGAACGATGACCTTTGCTAAAGCCACCCAAAACATTGCCGGCACCGCCCAGGATTTGACGACCACGCAGCCAAAATTGACCACCACAGAATTACTGGCGGAAGTCGATTACTCCTACAATCTGGATGAAGATGCCGTAGTGGCAATGATGCCCAGCATCCGAATGGAAGCCGAACGCGCCGGCGCTGAATACATGGATGCCTTTGCGCTCAATGCTGATGCGACCAATGCGGCGACCGGAAATATCAATTCAGACGACGGAGACCCGGATGATACCAGTTACTACCTCAGCAATGGGCAAGATGGTATCCGTCATCTGTTTTTAGTGGATGCTACCGGTCAGGGTTCCAGTGTTGCGGCCGCTTTGGATGATTCCAAGATGGCGACTATCCTGAGCAAGTTGGGTAAGTATGGTTTGGACCTCCCCAACTTGCGCATTGTCCCGGACGTGCAGACTTACCTGAGCATGTTATCCCTGGCGAGTGTCAAGACCGTGGATGTTTATGGCGCGGCTGCTACTGTGGCGACTGGTGAACTGGCAAAGTATCGTGGTATCACCGTTATCCCCAGCGGCGTTATGCCGACCACCGAAGCGGATGGCAAAGTTTCTACCACTGGATCAAACAACACCAAAGGCCAGCTTGCGGTTTACAACCGTATGATGTGGCGCCGGGGTTCCCGCCGTGGTTTGACCATTGAAATTGACCGCTCTATCCAAAAACGGCAAATGATTCTGGTTGTGAGCTTCCGCATTGCCGTTGGCTGCCGTGAAGCAACCCGCAGCACCGCGAAGCATACCGCTGGCGGTTACAACATCACCATCTAAGTTGATTTTGCATTTGGCCGGATGAGTGGGTGGTACGGAACTGCTACCCACTCACTGGCCAGAAAAGAGCATGACAATGGCAAACGAATTGGATACTAAATTTGGTGTTGCGATTACGTTGATGTTTGGCAAAGCCAATATCCTTAAAAACGCAACAACCGACCTTACTTTTGCGCAAGGTGGAGCAGGCTTCAAGGTGCCTGCCGGTTACGCGTTTCATCCGGTTTTGCTGCACGCAGAAACCAATGCCGATATTACTGCCGGGACTGAGACCTTTAAAGTCATCGCTGACGGCACCGAATTAACACATGGCCCGGAAGTTGGTTTAGCGGATACCGTGCAAGCCGGTGTTGATTTGCAGACATTCGGCGCTGAACCGATTGCGGCCGGCAGCATTGTGGGTGTGTCGGTAACAACTTCTGCTGATCTGGCCCCGGAAACTGGTGATGTTGATGCCGTTTTAGTTGGGTATTTGGTGCCGGCATGAGAAAGAAATTAGACCTTCCAAAAGGCGAATCTGTCAAACTGGCCGTTGTATCCCGCTATCGCTGCCGCTCAGTAGAGTACCCGGCCGGCGTCGAAATCGAAGTATCAGAGGCAGAAGCCCTCTCCCTATTGAATGACGCCCCTGAATGTTTTAAACCGATCAAACAAAAAGGTCTTGATAAGCCTCCGGTTGATCGGCAAATCGATGAAGCGGACACTGTGACGAAATGAACGAAAAACAAATCTACTGCACCGTTGAAGACTTGGTAAAAGATCTGAATTTAAGCGGCGATGATGACAAAATGAACGCGCTGCGGTATATCCGCTCGGCTTCTGCCATGATTGCGCGAAAAATTGGAAATTTTATCCCAAAAGTTGAAACGCGCCGTTTTCAGTCACCAAAACGGGGCAGAGATTTGTATGTTTCGTCGTTGTTATCCGTTACAACCATCCTCAATGATGGCGTTGCGGTCACAGATTACGATCTGCACCCCTATAACCGTTATTGGCCGGATGGGCCCTATACCCGCATCTATACTGAGCAAGTCAATTGGGATGATCGAGACATCCTCATTACTGGTAAATTTGGACTGTTTGACTACAAAGAGGCCCTTGGATTATCGGTAACGCAAACAGATTCGGCCTCCACGATTGCGGTAACAAATGGTAGCTTGCTCAGTATAGGGGGGGTGTTGGCAGTTGAGGATGAACAAGAATTTGTCGGCGGTTATGGATCAACGACCGCTCTTACCAGCAAATTGGCAGGAGCTATTGACGCCGCTCAGGCAACAATCATTATCGACAATGGCGCGGAAGTTAACCGGGGGGAGGTGATCCAGCTCTCGACAGAACGTATGCGGATTTTGGCGATTAGCGGAAATAATCTTGTGGTTGCGCGTGGCTATGAAGGCACGCTGAAGCAATCTCATTTGGATGATGCTGATATCAGTGTCCAGCGCACTTACTCAGTAGAGCGGGGGGTAAATGGGACAACGGCAGCCGCTCATGACAACAAAACCGTTTACCAGTACCTCGCCCCTTATGATGTCAACTGGCTTTGCCGAGAAATTGCCGGTTTGATGTACAACAAGGCAAAAACTGGCTTTAGTGGCCGGTCTGGAAATGCTGAAACCGGGGAAACGTTTTATTACAACGAATTCCCGAATGACCCAATCAAAAAGGTTGGAGAAAATTACCGGATCGTGGAATTATGAGTTTTGAATTTGACGTGCGCGGATTGGAAGAACAGCTCGGCAGGCTGAAAAATTACGATGAAATTGCAAATCGTAATTTTCGGAAAGCGATGCAGAGCAGTTTAATTACGATCCAGGGCAATGTCATGCCGCTTGTGCCTGTTTTTCAGGGACGGCTAAAAAACTCGTTAGGTTCTAACATTGTTGAAATTACACCAACTGAGTTAACTGGGACATTTGGGACATCGCTTAAGTCAGAAACTTACCCTATTGTGATGGAGTTTGGTCAAGAACCTGGCATCATGCCAAACCCGGAAAGTCTATTGCGTTGGGTGCATCTGAAAATCAGACCTGGGGCAAAAAACGAAATGAGCGTTGCCTGGGCAGTTGCAACAAAAATATACAAAGGCGGTATCAGAGGGCGTAAATATATGTCAACCGGTTTCCAAAAATCGCGCGAATCGATTGAGCGGTATTTTAAGCAGGCCGCCGACCAGACTGCTGAGGATTTAACCAATGGGCGCTGAGACCTGGATTGACGATATTACATATTTATGGGCAGCGATTTCCGATTTTCGCGGCAGTAATGTGCATTCTTATAAGGTTTTCAAAAAAGAGGAATTCCCGGAATCGATTACCGAAGTCCCAGCCGCAATCACCTATATTACCTCTTTGCCGGTTATACAGTATTCTGCTGGCGGCCCGTCAATTTTAATTTATTCCGGCGTGACGGAATTCCACTTAACTCAAAGTGTGGCAAAAAATCAATACCCCTACGTGATGCGATTTTATGACCCGATTATTCAGGCAGCGGCCGCGCACGTCACGCTTTTCGGCAAAGTCAGTCATTTTGTTTTGACCGGTGAGCCGCCAATTCGGCCCGGAATTTTACAGTATGGTTCGGAAAGTCCGCATCTTGGCATAGTGGTAAATTGGCAGGTCAAGGAAACGCCGGCCATTACCGTGGAGGCTTAATCATGGGTACATCAACTCTAAGAAAAATGCAGTACGGCAAGGAAACTACGCATGGTACAGCGGTTGCCGCAAATACGTTGCTGCCGATTGCCGTACAGCAAATAAAAGACGACCGCAAGCCGACTTACCCGCGCGAAAACGTTGGCGTTTTGGCAAACGCTTCGCGCAGCTATATTTCGGGTCGGATCGTCAAAGACACACTCAAGTGGGATAGCGCTTTTTACCAGCTTCTCCCCCTCATACTGAGCTGCGGTGTCAAAGGCGGTTTAACTCCGTCAGAAGTCAATGTCGGTCAGGGAGATTACTCCTGGGCGTTTTCGCCGGCATGGGACGGGACCAGCAATGCGCAAAACAGTATCACCCTAGAACGAGGCGACAATGATTTTATGGTCGAGACAGAATATGTTATGTTTGACTCGATCAAAATCAGCGGCGAAATGAACCAGGACGGCGGCGATTCTACTGAAAGCATTGAAGTTAGTTATTTCGGCCGGCAGAACACGGTTACTTCTTTCACGGGCGGTTTGAGCATTCCAGTTTTGACGCCGATTAACGCAAAGTTGACCAAACTGTACATTGATTCGGCTTGGGCGGATGTAGGCGACACCGAAAAAACGCTCACTTTGCGGTCATATGACGTTGAAATTCAGACTGGCCTACATCCGAAGTTTCACGGCAGCGGTCAAGAAACTTTCGACAATCACGGCGAAGGCCCCATGTCAATCATGGCTTCTTTTGTTTTTGAGGGTAACGCCAACGCAGAAGCTATTTACACTGCCAGAGATGCGCAAGCCTTGCAGGTGATTCGTCTGGCGACGACTGGCCCACAAATTGGATCAGGCGCAAACCACAGCCGTACTCTTGATTTTTCCGGCACGTGGAGCAGCGTGATCCCGCTTTCATCCGAATCCAATGGCAATAATCTTTGGGCGGCAGTCCTGCAAGGGTTTTACGATCCGACTGGTGCAAAAATGTTTGATATTTCCGTAGTCACGAACAAGAGCGCAATCTAATGAACTTTGATGTCCCCAAAATTACCCGCCCGTTGCTACTGAGAAATTACGCGCCAGAATTTCCTGCGGATGCGCTTTTGCAAGTTTGGGTGAACCCGCCGCGGAGAATCTTGGAAGTAATCAACGAAATTGGATCATCCGAACAGCCAGACGCAGAAAAATCGGTGATCCTTTACGCCGAGCTTTGGGGAATCAGCCGGGAAGAACTGCTTAAATTCGTGAATACTTTCGCGGAAACTGATCCGAGTTTGGTTCCGTGGTGCATGGCTCAAACGGTGTTCATGATTTCCGAACATCGCAACCGGCTAAAAAAAAATTGGATGACGCCGCTTTTTCCGTGGCGAAGCGAGGAAAAACAGAACTATCCGAACTGAACGACATATTTTTGGCGCATGAACTGAACAGTATTTTGGGAGGGCCATTTTTGACCCCGTGGGATGTGCGCAACTTGCCAGAAAGTGAGCTCCTCCCCATACTGAGTATGCGCAAAGTCGCAGAAATCAAAGATAACTTGCAAAAGGTTGACGCTGAATTTGCAGCGTGGAGAAACAACAATGCCAGAAAGTAACATCGATATCATTATCAAGTCAAAACAGGAAGGTAACGGCGCTGAAACTACGATTGAAGACCTGCAAAACATGAGTCAGGGTTTGACAAATGTTGAAAAGGCCATGGCCGGAACGCGCAGCACCATTGCTGGGCTTGATAGTGATATCAAAGTTTTTGGCACAAATTTAGGGTCAACCGCCGATCTTTTGGGGGGAATGGGTATCAGCATTCCGGTTACTCCCATGCAGTTATTTGGTCAGGCGCTTGCTACCGCGAAAAATTTTATTGATGGATCAATTGAATCATATTCTCAGTATGTGGACGAGATGGATAAACTTGCCCAATTTACGGGGATGACAATTGAAGAAAGCAGCCGGTTATATCAGGTATCAGACGATTTGCGCATCAATACCAACTCATTGGAGCTGGCTCTGCGAACCATGGCTCAAAATGGATTAATTCCAAGCATCGAAGGTCTGGCACAATTATCTGACCAGTACACCGCGATTCAAGATCCTGTTACCCAGGCGCAATTTTTGATTGATCAATTTGGAAGCCGGGCTGGCGCAGAAATGGCCCGCATGATGGGTATTGGTGGAGATGCAATTCGCACTGCTGCGGCCGGCATTGATGATTACATGGTTGTCACAGGAAAATCAAGAGATGAAGTAGATCAATACCTGCAAACACAGGACAAATGGGAAGAAACGCTCGGGCAAATAAATTACATGCTGGCAACAGCGTTTTTACCGGTGTTGACCGATCTTTTGAATTTGATCATGGACACCGACGAAGAAAATCAGAATGGTGTTGCGCAATGGATGCGTTATATTCCGGTGCTTTCCCAAGTGCGCGAGGCTTTTATTTTTGTCCGGCAAGTTATGGGGCTGGGAACCGATGACATTGATACTCAAGCCAACGCAATCAACAGCACTGCTAACGCATGGGACAATGCCACAAACGCGGCAAAAACCTATAACGGTTATGTTTCCGGTACTCGCGGGAATCTATCTGACCGGCCAGGATATGGCAGTATCTACGATGAGGGATACGTACACCCAACTTATTCCGCACCAACTGGCAGCGGTCGCGCCCAAGGCGGGGAAGTATTTCCGGGCGTGAGTTATCCGGTAGGTGAGCGGCAGGTAGAAATGTTTACCCCCTCAGTGCCTGGATATATTTCACCCAGCGCGCAACCACAGCAAAACATTATTTTTAACTATCAGCCGGCCGTCAGTTTAGCCGATGAAGCCGAAGCGCAACGTGTTTTGACTCCGTACATCATGGAGGCTTTGCGCAGCAAGGGGCTGAGTTATGGCTACTGATCTGTACGGTACGCAACTATACGGTCAAGGCATTTACGGCCAACCGGTTACAACTTCTCAGCTCTGGGCGCTAGAAATTGATTGGGACGGTGATAATCGACTTACTGGAACCAATGAAGCTGCTTTGATGATTGATGCAACTGTAAGCCGCGGCAGAAAATATCTGCTTAACTCATCGTCAAACGGATTCGAACCGGTCGAAATGGGTTATTTGACAGTGACTTTAGACAATGACGACGACCGATATACTCCGCTTAATGTACTGAGCGAATTATACCCAAACGTCCGGCCAGGCGTAAAAGTTGCGCTGCAAACCCGCGCGGGCGCGTCTGGTACAAAATACCCAGTATTCACCGGGCGGATTGACGATATTCAACCATCTTCAAACACTCAGCCTAAAAATGTGCGTATATCCATAGTTGACGGTCATAAGTGGTTAAAAGACCAAGATATTACCATAGATATACAAGAAAATATCAGTATCGATGACGCTATCTCCCTCATACTGAGCAACGCCGAATACCCATATCCAACATCAATCGAGGCATCCAGTGATAATTTGCGCTATTGGTGGGTAGATGAAAAAAACGCACGTAACGCGATTCAAGAATTAATCGATGTCAATCTTGGAACGTTTTTTGTTGCCGCAGATGGAACCGGTAAATTCTATGCGCGTAGTCACTATGCCGCTGATGTTTTGACATTTACGCAAGGCGATTTAAATAAAGATATATCCACGCGTCAACCGTGGGAAGTCATCAAAAATGTAATTAAGATTACAGGTTATCCGCGCACGCAAACAGCAACAGCAGATTTGTGGCAATTATCTGATACGCCATATGTTGGAGCCGGGGAAGATCTTGAAATTTGGGCCAGTTACAACAATCCGGCAATCAATATCATTACGCCAGTAGCGACCACAGATTTTACAGTCAACACGCTTTCGACGGGCAGCGGAACAGATTTAACTGCGAGCTGCACGGTCAGCATTGAAACCTATGCAAAATCGGCAAAAATAACCTTGCATAATGGCGCTGCTCAGCCTGGGTATGTAACGCTTCTAAAAATTCGGGGAGATGCAATTGTTTCACCTTCGCCAGTACAGGCCCAGGCAACAGACGATACCAGCAAGGCACTTTATGGCCCGAAGAAATTTAGCATTGATTCTGACTGGCTGCAAGATACCAATTTCATTGTTGATATGGCGAATTCGCTAATTCAAAATTTGGTTAATTCACAAATTTACCCAACGATTACTTTGCAGCATCGTTCAGATGTTCAGTTTTCTCTGGATTTATTTGACATCATTACCTTGATTGTCAATAAATATTCGATCAATGGGAGTTACCAGGTTAGTTACATTGAACATAAATGGTTAACCGATAATGGGCAAGATGTTAAAACCGTGCTGCGGCTTGAGCCGGTGAGCTTGCTCTCTACTGAGCGCTGGCAATTTACGACTGAGATTGGATTAACCAGCCGGTTTAGCTTCTAAGGTGAAAAAATGGCAGAGATTATTACGGCACTAACTATTGCAAAACGGGACGGATGTTTGACATCTCGTGAATGGATTGAAAAAGCCGCAAAACGGTTTAACAAAAAAGTTGACTTGAAAAAAATTTCCGGCGAACTTATTGCAGCGCGGATCGATTTCGGTCGCTGGGTTTGTGATTGCGAATGCGGCGGCGCTGAATACGTTGACCCGGCTGACCCGGTATTTTACTGCATGAGCTGCGGAAATACTCAGTATGGGGGGGTATTGCGGCCGGTCGTGTTTCCCGAAAACCGTGAAGAAATTGAAGCGCCGATTGTGGCCGGAAAATATCATAGCTGGAAACCAGAGGTGACCAATGGCCTATAACCCTGTTCCGACCGTTGCGACCGGTGATTTATGGACGGCCAGCAACCATAATACCTATATCCGCGACAACTTTGCGGCCGGCGTACCGGATATTTTTACCGCGGCCGGCGATTTAGCAATTGCTTCGGGCGCAAATGCGGCGACAAATTTACCAATTGGTTCCAGCGGTCAGGTTTTGCAGGTTATTGCTGGTTTACCTGCATGGAATGGTGCTGATGGTTGTTTAGTAAGAAAATCAACTGCTCAGTCTATTTCAAATAATGTTTTACCAACAGCAATTTCGTCTTTTGACATTGAGTCATGGGATTATAACAGCTATCACTCTGGATCAGATGGTTATATAACAGTACCCGAAACTGGAATTTATACGGTTCAAGTTGGTGCTTTTTTTACTGGACATGCAACCGTTGGAACAAAACGAGCAATATATGTTGGGACACCAACTTTAAGTTATTACTCAGTAAATAGTTATTCTCAGCCAGATGGTAGTTATCAGGTTGACATGATTGCTTCATTTACGGGTCTATTTAATGCTGGTCAACAACTTACATGTCTTGTCGCTCAATTAAGTGGATCAGCAATTAATATTAATGCCCCATATTTGACAATTGCAAGAATCAAATAATTTTAAGGTGAATTATGGCTTACCCAACATCACTTGACAGTTTTACCCACAAAGTTAATGACTTTGATACTTTCATGGCTGAGGATGTGAATGAATTGCAGGATGCCATTGAAGCTATTGAAGCCGAATTGGGAACAACGCCGAAAGGAAGCAGCGCGGATGTGGCTGCCCGATTTGCAGCGCTTGATACCTTGCTTGGGTCAAACCCGCAAAGTATTTACGCTGATTTAGCTGCCAGGCTAACCGGGTATGATAGCGGGTGGATCAATTTGCCTACCTGTACTTATGTCTCAGCGACTAGCTTTACTTTAACGGGTGATTGGACGACAAAGCTTAAATTAGGCGTGTATTGGGGTGGATATAACGGCAGCCAAAAATACGGTTACGTTTTGTCCAGCACGTACTCGGCGGGCACTGGTTTGACTACGGTCAACCTGGTGGCTAATACCAGTTATAGTCTGGCAAATGCAGCAATCACGGGATCAAAATTCGCGTACAGTCCGCCGCCGGATTTTAAAAATTGGATGTCATACGCGGCCGTTCTTTATGTTGATTCAGGTACTTTTACCAGTGCATCGGCAACCGGAAAATTTAAAGTGCATGGTAAAACATGTGAGGTTGCCCTGTCTGCGTCAGTCGTAACAAACGGAACAGCGGTTGGGCTAAAAATATCTGTTCCTTTTACAAGTGCCGGAGTGTTTATTTTTAACGGTCGCGAGAACCAGATAACCGGAGTTACTCTGCAAGGAATTTTATCCAACGGGTCAGATAGGATATCGATTTACAATTATGCTGGTAGCAACATAAATGCGAATGGTGTGACAGTCTACATGAATGGGTTTTTTGAAATAGCGTAAGAAAATCTTGGCAAGAGGATCGTACGCAATTTAACCCGATTTTCGCCGTTGGATATCAGCAGGAAAAATTACAGGTGACTTATGAAATTAATTGTCGATGCAGCTTACCACCAGGACAAAATTGATTTTGGTCTTTTGAGACCATTTGTTGACGGTTTTATTTTCCGCGCAAACTACGGGACGTTCGCAGACCCTAAATTTGTAGAACATGTCAACCGTGCTGTTGACGCTGGATTTAAGCACATTGGCCTATATAGCTTCCTGCGGCCAGACCAGGATATCAAAGCTCAGATTGACGTGATGCGCGGACAGTATAACAAGGTCCCGTTCATTCGTTTCACGTCCAGCGACCAGGAACAGCACGGTCATACCTATCTGAACTTACCGCCGTACTACTCGCCAGATAAATTATCCAGCCTGGGGCACCAGCACATTGAGGCGCTGGCTACACTGGGCCTGCGTCAGTCAATCTATACCCGCACAACCTGGGTGGATAGCTACGCAAAGCCGGCTTACAAGTGGATGCAGGATTATACCGTCTGGCTGGCAAGCTGGCCCTACAAGACCGGTGTTGTCTATACTGACTGGCAAACGCTGATAGATGTATATGCGCCGAAAGCGTTTGCGCCTTACCGCACGGCTGAATCAAAAAAATACGCGCTGAACGTTGGCTTGTGGCAGTGGTCGGGTGATAAATTTACGCTTCCGGGAATCTACGGGGCGGGCGGCAAGCTATCGGCGGTTGATCTCAATTTTGTAAGTGATGATATTTTTTCGCTCATGGAAACCGGAACGTACTCCCCCCCTCCTACTGAGGAAGCGCATGAAATTTGGAAAAATAATTTGGCTGTTCTCAGTATGGTGGTGAGAGACGCACCTACTACAAAAGGCACCGATACCAAAGAGCGGATAAAACTCGGCCAAACTTTTCCGGTCTATGAAAAGAAAACAGCGGATGGTTACACTTGGGGCAGGATCGACCCCACCGTCAGCAAGTGGGTTGCGCTCAAGTGGTCTGCAAAGGTATAGGGGGGAACATGGCTCAAATAACCAACGCACAAATTTACGACGAACTGGCGAAGCTAACGCAGACAATTGGCGCGTTTGATGCGTTGGCTCAACGTGTTGAAGAACACGAACATTTCATCAATGGAAATGGTAAGCCCGGCCAGAAAGTGCTGAACAACCAGTTCGATGAACGGTTAAAAACAATGGCAAATAACATTGAGCGCCTTGAAAAGACAGTTGAAGGCATGCAGGAAATGATCAAGAAATTTACGATTGGCGTTGCAACTGCCGGGCTGGTGTGGATTTTATTTACCGTATTGCCGGATTTGATCAAATTGATTCCATAAGGAGAAACATGATGAATATTGAATTGTTTTTAGATGCCGCTGTTAGCGGTGTGCCCCTGCTGTTTGTGGTATGGGGCGTTGTGCAGATTTTCAAGCTGTTCAAACGGCCGGATGGAAAGCCGCTTTTCAGCGGCAATCTGCTGTTAATTCTGTCATTCGCCTGGGGCCTGCTGATTGGCAGCGGATATATGATCTTCATGACGCGCCCGCCGATTTCTGCCGATTGGTGGCCGGTGTATGGATACTGGTTTGGTGTATTGATCTACGGGATTTCCCTAGGCATACTGGCTGCGGTGTTCTGGGAGGCGCTCAAAGCGATTGTTGATAAGGCGGTGGCGAAGCTGATCGAGAAAGCGCAAGTGTAATGAAAAAAAGCCCCAGTAATTGGGGCTTTTTAGATTTATTGTTTCCGCGGCCGTCCGCCCAGCTTTCCGTTTTCGCGCACCGCCGCCGCCTTGCGCGCGCTGGTTGCCTTACCGCCCTTGCGGCCCATCATTCGCGCCGCCGCCCGTCTGGCCTCTGCCTCCTCGCGGATTTCCGCAAGCTCCATTTTTGCGGCGCGGCGTTCGTCTTCCATGTCCATTCCGCAAATCGCGGTAACAATGCGATCCTGCACCTCGTCCTTGTCCAGGTCGTACTCCTCGACTAGTTCCGCGACCTCGTCCTCGGTCGCCTGCATCCCCTTGATGTACTCGACCCACCAGTCGTATGAGGCCTGGTCCGCCGCGTACAGGTCCTCGTCTCCGACCTGCACAAACTGTCCGTTGGTCAGCTCGCCGACGTTTCCCATCAGGTCGTGGATCCAGTTGATGCCGTTCTTATCGATGACGTTGAGTTCTTTAATCTCGCCGGTTTCGTTGATTTTTACCTTCATGGTTTTCTCCTTTTTTCGCTCATTCAGGCCGGGCCGATTTCCCGACGACGCCCTTGCGGGCGTTTCGCGTACTGGTTATTGATTGGCTTCGTTAGCTGATTCAACTATATTTTCGTATTCAAGCTGGATTTTTTTAATCCATTCTGAAACTTCCTCGATGGTGTCCAGGTCATTTTCTTTCTGGCTAATAGAAAATCCGTAATGACTCATCCACGAAAAAAGGATATGGTATCCGCCAGCTGTTTTTTGAATATCAATTTCTGTGTTCATTTCATTTTTTCCTTTCGTTCGCTCGTTCAGGCCGGGCCGTCTTCCCGGCGACCGGGTTTCGCGTACTAGTTTGTCTTCCGGTCTTTTTCCCGTTCGGCAGGGGGTTGATTACAGGATCGCGATTGCTTTCGCGTTGCTAATAACGATTTCGCCGTAGTCCTCGCCGCCCTCAGAGTTTTCCCCGATCACCAGAGCAATATGATTGCCGTATATCTCGGCGTTTTTCGCGTGATTCTTGATGTTTTCGATCACAACTTCGGCGTCTTCCCATGCCCAGTTTCCAGCGATCAGCAGTGCGCAGGTTCCGTTAAGTTTTTCGTCAGTATATTCCCCGTCGTTCCATACCGAGCTGTTTTCAAGATTGCCGATTTCGATCTCTTCCCAGGAGGAGCGCACACCAACCGGACCGCTGAAATCAGCGCCGATCACGCTGTTTATCAGTTCAATAAATTTTTTCGGGTCGTTGATCAAGTTTTTGAAGTTGATGTTTTCCATCTCGTATCTCCTGTTTGCATCTTTCTGATTGATATAGATAGTATAACCTAAGCGTTTAGGTTTGTCAATAGGTCTTATCTTCTCTAATGTAACTTTAATCTAATTTTAATCTTCTAAATTCGCCAGTTATCCACTGGGCTTGATTTTCGATGCGCTTCAGCAATATCGGCCTGTGAAATCTTTAGATAATGCCGGACCATAACTAAAGATGAATGACCCAAAAGTTCTTGAAGCGTGAAAATATTTCCCCCATTGCGCAAAAATTCAATCGCAAATGTGTGGCGGAACCGATGAGGATGAACGTTGGGAATTTCAGCCCGGGCAGCAATACGGCGTAAAATATTCCGTGCCTGGTAACGATCCAGGAAACGACCTTCATTTGTAGCCAGCAATGGCGCCGATTTATTGATTAAATCATTCCGAGAAGATATATATTCCCATAAAGCATTTTTTGTTATTCTTCCAAAACGGACTTCCCGCGGGCGGCTTTTCGTCGAATTGTGAAACGGCCTAACAATCGCTTTGCCTTCATTTATATCCACGTCGCCGACTGTCATCCGAGTGGCCTCACCAATCCGCAAACCGGTGTCCAGCAAAAATAAAATTATGGCTTTATCTCGTTTTGTTTTGCAGGATTTAATTAGTCTGGATGTTTCATCTTTAGTAAACGGAATTATTGCCCTGGTTTCGGCTCGCGGCATGGGGATATCATCTACCCCCCCTATACTGAGTACATCCGAAGCCCAATTGTAAAATGTCCTGATTGTGCGCCAATAGGCTTGTATAGTGGATTCTGACCGGCCAGTGTCACGTAGCTCCTGGAAAAAATCAGTTATATTTTCTCGAGAAATTGAATCAACTTGCGGATTATTGATTGCTTTGCAAAAAATTTGCATGAACCGCTTGTAATTTGATGCAGTTATTGGTGAATAATTATTAGAAGATAAATAAATATAGAATCCTTCAATAGCTGTTTGCAAATCCATTTTTTTCCTCACAGATGTGATTGTTTTTTAGACAAGTATCACTTCTGTGATTGAAATTGAAACGGATGTTATTACTTGTGGGCGGGACAGGACTCGAACCTGCGACCCCATCTGTGTAAGAGATGTGCTCTAACCAACTGAGCTACCCGCCCAAAACCGCGCTTTACGGTGCAAATTTTACCACAAAAATACAGTAAGATGTGCTCTTACACAGCTAGTATCACAGGTTCGAGTCCTGTCCCGCTCCCACAAAAGTATATATCAAGCATTTTTTTTCCAGATATGGTATAATTAAGTAAGAATAGAGATATAAATTATCTCGATTTTTTATATATCACGCATTTTTTTTGCCAGTATGGTATAATTATATTAGATAGTAAGAGAGCCGCTTTGCAGCGGTTTTGTCGTTTAAGCCAACAAACACACATAGCGGAGGTGTAAAGGTTTAGTGTAAGTAGGTTTTTCGCAAGAGTCATAGTGCAATCAGAGTTTAATAGTACGAGTAGAGCAAAACAATTACTGGACTTTAATAATCTCATAGATGGTAACTTAGGCGCGAGTGATATTGATGCTATTGTCGATTATCACAACTCGTTGTGGATAATTACAGAGGTTAAGCTGCTAGGTAAGGATGTACCGTTCGGTCAAAATTTGATGTTAAATCGGCTAGCCGCTGACCTGGAGAAAACAGGTAAACCAGTATTGTTGATAGTCGCAGAACATAACATATTAGACGCTAATGAAAATATAGTATTGAAAGATTGTATAGTTAGAAACTATAAAATAAAAGGGGAGAGACATACTCCTAAGCGAACTGTCACAGTAGGAGAGTTTGTTAATGCTTCCATAAAAATTTTGGAAGCTAAAAAATTAGCACGGGAGCCTAAATAAAATGAATATAAATTTAACTGAAAATGAAAAAAAAGAAGTTGAGATTATTACCCTGGGGGTTAAATGCAAGAAGTGTGGTCATACCTGGGGTGTTCGATTAGACAAGCAAAAGAGTTTGGATAACTTATCTCCGTTACTTTTTGTTTGTGAAACTTGCTTAAAGAATAACAATAATTAGTTTTTACTGAATAGGAGTTTGGTATGAATACAAGTTTTGAAAGTACAATTAAATCGGTTACGACTGAGAATGTTATACCAGTTCGCAAAGAAGTAGTACAAATTTGTGCTGGTGGTGCTAAAGAGGCTCTGTTACTAACACAGTTAATCTACTGGACGGATAGAGCAGCACCAAAAAATTGTGGTTGGGTATTTGAGTCACTTCCAGAGTTAAGCTCTCAACTAGGTTTATCTATACAATCAATTCGCAGCGCTGCAAAAAACTTACTAGCACTCGATTACATTGAGACTAAGACCTACATAGCTAAGGGACATAATACCACCTGGTATAGAGTCAAGCAGGCTAACATACTAGAGGCTATTAAGCAGCTTGAGCAACCAGTTACAACTGGAATTCACCTGTTAGAATCAACAGATGAAATCATCGAAAATAGTGAGCACCTGTTAGAATCAACAGATGCACCTGTTAGAACTAACATGAGCACCTGTTGGAATCAACAGACTCTAAACATAGCCTTTACAGAGCCTACACATAGCTTTAATAATAAAGACTACGAAAACTCAAAAAACGAGTTTTCTCCGTCTGGGGGTCTCGCTACCGCTCAACCCCCTGTAATATCTCAACCAGATATTATTGAAATAGAAGAAGAACAACCAGTTGATTTTACTTCTATGTTTGTTAATTCTAATGAGGGTGATAACCCTTTTCTAGATGATGCTCCTACGGAGCAAACTTATCAAGATTTAACTTCTCTCGCAGAGAGACTATTAAAACAGAGGGAGCAACTTTCTGTCTAAAAATTAACATAGTTGGGGCGGCCAACTACAAGTATTAGATACAATATACCCTTTTAAGCGGTTTATAGGTAACAGTGGGAATCTTATACCTATTTTATTATTATTCTCATTACAACCCCGCTAGAGGTTAATCTAGCAGGATTTAACATAATGAATAACGAACAAACAACTCAAGAATTAGTTTATGACCTTGTTAAGCAGTATGTAGCGGAGCAAAAAGGCAAAATAGCCTTCAAATGGTTAGTAGCATTGTGTGTAAATAATATATTGTGGTTAGTTTTCTATCTACTCAGATAGATTGCACCACAAGTAATAGAAGCAACATGGCCTTTTAAGGCGTTTATTTTATAATAGTAGTACAAATATACAAATTAAATAGTAATGCCCCTTAAAACCCGTCTATGAGGCTCTACAGGGCATTACAGGAGTTAACATGACTGAGATAGTGTTCAAGAATTATATTGTTGATACTAAAGCTAAGACTTGTGCAGTTTGTGGGAAGTATATTACCCCAACTTTTGATTTATGTAAGGAGTGTGAAGCATATAAAAATGAGGATTGGTGCAAAGAGTTAGTTAAGATTGAAAAGCGAAATTATTACCTGAGAAATCGTTATGACCCTATCCCATTTGACTTTAACTTTCTTGATAAAGAGGATATATAACGCATTTTATCTCGTAGATTAGCTGTAGTAAGTGACGATGTGTAACAGAAATATTGGTACAAAATAGCGGAGGGGCTATCATGAATAAAATAACATGGAGCGAGCAAGAAGATTCGCTTCTTTTAAATTTAAGAAACAAAGGTATTCCTTATACAGAATTACTAGAAGTATTTCCTTCTAAATCACAAGATGCACTTAGAAATAGATTTTATATTTTGAATAAGAAAAGCAGATTGAATTTTGAGAGAGATGCTAGAGTTCTGGTATTAGATATAGAAACTAGTCTAATGGTTTTTACAGCTTTTTCCACTGGACATAATTATTTAACAGATAGAAACATAGTTTCAGACTTTTTTGTAATGAGTTGGGCTGCAAAGTGGTTGAATGAAGCTGATTATTTCTCAGCGGTACTAACACCAAAAGAAGCTAAGTCAAAAAATGACAAAAGAATTTTGAAGGAATTATTACCATTATTAAATGAAGCTGACTTAGTTGTCTATCACAACGGTGATAAGTTTGATGCCAAAAAATTGAATACTAGATTTATTTTTCACGGGTTAGATATTCCAGAATATAAAGGAATTGACACACTAAAACTAGCGAGAAAACATTTTAGTTTTTCATCTAATAAGTTGGACTATATTTGTAAGTTTTTAGGTTTACCGGCAAAAAGTGAACACTCAGGCTATGAAACCTGGTTGAAATGTTTAGCTGGTGATGCAGAAGAGTTAAATACATTAGTCAAATATAACGAGAATGATATTTTTATTCTAGAAACTTTGTATAACCGTATAAAACAGGTTGTAAAAATTAGAAAACCTAGAACTGGTTGGAAAAATGATGATTAAAGGATGTGATATTTCATTCTGGCAGGGGGAAATTAATTTTAGGAATTTAGAAAAAGAAAATAAGTTTGTTGGTATAAGGGTAGGTCAAGGTGCGTGGATAGATTCACAAGTAAGAAAATATGCTGCTAAAGTCTCAATACCACATTTGTATTATTGGTTTTACGAGTATAGAAGTGGCTACCAAAATAACCCCGATGTGCAGTTCAAGCTGATGAATGACTTATTAGGCGAGATTGGGGAAGAAACTGCTATTGTGTGCCTAGATTATGAGAGACCAAACACGAATTGGGAACCATTACCTAGCCGAGAGAATAGCTTAAATATAATTGAAAAGTTTGGGAATAAGTTTTACAAGAATAAGAAACTAATATATGGAAATTTAGACTTATTGAAAAATACATTGAGAAATGACATACCCGATTGGGTGAAACAAAATTTTGATTTTTGGTTAGCTTATTATCCGAGTACATCTACAAATTATGAACCGAAACTCACAGACCTACCCTTAACTGTCTGGAAACCTACAATCTGGCAATACGGTTATAAAACCGCAAAAGATATAGCCAGTGGTTCTAGTGTATTAGATGCAGACGTATTCCCAGGTGACTTTGATACATTTTTCTCTATAAAGAAATGGTATCAACTCTACCTGCCATTTATAAAACGCTGAACTTGAAGCGTAAAAACAAGGGAGAAAATAAAATATGAGTGACAATCCTGAAACAGATTCAACGGTAGAAAGTCCGGTAAAAAATGACACTGAAAAATTGTTTTCACAGGAAGATTTAAATAAGTTAGTCTCAGAGCGGGTTAAGCGAGAACAGGCCAACTCTCGCAAGGACAAAGAGGATTTTGATAATAAGTTGAAATCTCTCTCAGAAACCCTCAGCGGCTATGAGGAAGCTCTGAACAAACTACTTGAGGAAGTTGAGAATGAACTTGACCCCTCAGTTAAAAAATTACTGGACAAACTCTCACCATTAGAAAGATTGGAATGGTTAGGTGAACGTAAGGGGGATAAAGGTGGAAAGAAACCAATTCCTCAAACTGAGAAACCAAACACTGGTGAGGGTACACCGGATACTAAAAAGTATCCACGAGTATTATGAGGTTATAAATGACTGCTTATACAATTAATGACAATGCTTCCTTGGAGGTCAACTCTAGCATGGTGGCGGTAAGAGTTAATGGTTTGTTTGCTGGTGAGGCCATTGACGCGTTTGCTCCCTGCTATATTGATTCCGACGGAACTGTAAAAATGGCTGTGTCAACGCAGCTAATTGTTGTGTCTGGTGATAAGACTGATTTTATCGGTTTTGCACCGAGAGAGTATGCTAATGGCGAAGCGATTACCTTGTTCGGCAAGGGTGCAAGATTCTGCTATTCCACGTCTATGACCCCTGGAAGCTATCTCTACATTGGCTCAGAGGCCGGTACTCTCGTAGATGCTGCTGTGGTTGAGGGTGATGACCCTGTAGCCGTTGCACTCACTTCTACTGATGTTTTGGTTACTCGCTAGGAGGTGATAAGATGACTACGGGTATTTATTCACTTGAAGATTTACGTGCTGTAAAATATGCTTCCGCGGCTGAATTTGGTTTAGATACGATTAACAAGACCTTGCAGGCTGAGTTAGCTAACTACAATGCTCAGATGCGTGAACAAATGATGCTGCTGGCCGAACCGCTGACTGAACAGTCCAGAATTTATGGGACGTCTGGTATCGCGCTAATGGCTGAGGTCGATGAATTTGGCAAGGGCGTTTCTCAGAAAGATAGTGTGGGTGTTACCGTTAGCTTCCCGCTGAAAGTGTTTGCTGCTGCGTTAGGCTGGACGGAAAAACATTTACAGATGGCTACACCTGCTGAAATGGCCGAGAAAATGATTAAGGTCCAGAAGGGTTATGCTGCTGCGGTTACTAAAGCGGTTAAACAGGCTATCTTTAATAACACTAACTATAACTTTACCGACCATTTGGTCAATGGGGTTACTTTAGGTGTGAAACGCTTGATTAACGCGGATGGTTCGGTTATCCCCAATTCTCCCTCTGGTGCTACCTTTGATGGTTCCACACATACGCATTACTTAGCTAGAGCGGCTGCCTTAGCTAACAGTGACATTGATGGTGCTATCTCTACGGTTACAGAGCACGGTAATACACATGGTTTAAAGATGTTCGTCAACTTGAGCAACAAAGCGGCTGTGACTGCTTTATCTAAGTTCAAAGCGCTTGACTCTGCTTTACTGGCTTACAGTGGTGTTACTTCTACAATTACCAAACTCAATACCAATGATTTTGAAAATCAGATGATTGGCTATTGGGATGGTTATGTGGAAGTGTGGGTTAAACCCTGGGTTCCGGCTAACTATATCCTTGTGGCAGCTACTGAGGAACCAGAAAAGTTATTGGGTTATAGAGAGTTACCTCAACCGTCTATGCAGGGCTTGAGAATTGATGCTCCGTTCGGTATCGCTCCGTTAGTTGCTCAGAATGCTGAGGCTATCTTTGGCTTTGGTGTCTGGAATAGATTAGCTGGTAGTGTGCTGTACATTGGTGGCACAACCTGGACTAATCCAACTATTTAACAAAGTAAGGGAGGCTAACAACCTCCCTTTTTTACTAACGGAGGTAACATGACACTTACAGAGTATATCCCCGCTTACATGGGTGAGTTATATACTTACTTCAATTGGGGAGAGACACAAATTAATTTTATTATCTCCGAAACTCTGCTTAACTATGGTGTAGATACAGAAGCTAAAGCTACTGATAAGACTAAGCTGTATAAACTGTGTAAAATAGAAATTTGGAGAAAAGCGGTAAATGACTGTGTTCAAAAGTTTAACTTCTCTGCTGATGGGGCTAATTATTCAGAATCTCAAGTTTACGAGCACTGCAAAGAACAGTATTTTCAGGCAATAGGTGATGTTGAGCTAACAGTAACAGAGATAACTTACAATAACCCTTACGCGTGGAATAGATGGGGGTGAGTATGAACTATAACTCCCTGGCAGATACCGCTGAAAGAACATTTTTTGATAAATGTAAAATTGGTACAGTAACCCGCACTCAAAATAGTTATGGTGAGGAAGTAGAGAGCATATCCTGGGGGAGTGAAATAAGTTGTGGCTTTAACTGGAATGCTGGCAGAATAACTTATAAAGATAGTTTAGTTATACTCCCCATAGAAGGAATAGTAAGATTACCTAGAGATACAGTAATTACCATTGCTAATAAGCTACAGATAACCTCTAGATTGGGTGAGATTAAGAGTTTAGTTTTTGAAGTAGTTGCTGAACCTAGATTGGGGCCAACCGCTATAGTAGTTGATGTGAAATTATGGAGGTAGCCTCATGCAGATAAAAGGATTAGATAAACTTAATCAGCAACTAAAAGAGTTAGAAAAGTTGGGGGAGAATAAACAAGCTCTATTAGCAGGGGGATATATATTACAAAAACTATCGCAAGAGAATGCTCCTGTAGATACCGGTTATCTAAGAAACTCAGCCTATACAGAGGAAACACAATCAGGGGTAGAGGTAGGGTTTACCGCTGAATATGCAGCTTATCAAGAGTTTGGCACTGAAACAATTCCTGCTAAAGGTTTTATGAGAAAAGCAGTTGATGAAGGTGCTACTGAAATCATTGAGAAAGTAAAAGAAGTTCTCAAGGGGGAATTATGATAGAGGAAACATTAATAACTAAATTATCCCCTTTAAAGGTATATCCAGATAAGCGGCCTATCAATCAAACCTTACCAGTAGTGTTATATAAAAGAGTATCTACTAACTATATAGGTAGAAGTTATGATGGTTGTAATCTGGTAAGAGCTAGATTCCAATTAACCATTTGGGCAGATACACTCTCAGAAGCTAATAGTATAGCTAATGAAGTTATCGAGAAACTAGATAGCGTTAATGGGATAGTAATCAATAGACTACAGAATATAGATTCTGAATCAGATAAAAATAGTATTATTCTAGAATTTTTTTTGCTAGGAGAAATGTAAAATGAGCTTTACAAATTATGGGATTTCTATAAAAAAGGGTGCTGTTGCGATTGCTGATGTAGTTACAGTGGCATTTCCTGAATTATCAATGGAGGAAATTGATGTTACTTCACATTCCAGTGGTGGATATAAAGAATATATTCCCAATGGAGTGATTGACCCTGGTGAAGTTGCTGTAACCTGTAACTACAGCTATACAGCTTTTGCTTCTTTTGTAACCGATATGGAAGCTGGAACTACTTCAACCTATACACTTGTATTTAGTGGGGATAACAACGGTGAGTTTACTTTTGATGCGTGGGTTAAGGGTTTAAGCATGGAAGATATGGATGCTACAGACCCCGCTGCTGCTCAATTCACGGTTACTTTGAGACCTACAGGTGAAGTTTCTAGCATTGCTTGATAGCATTGCTTAATAAGAAATAAGGGGGTTTAATCACCCCCTTTTTCAATTACTTCCGATTATACCCATAAATCAGAAGTAAAAATGGAGGGAGAATGACCACTAAACGACTAACTAAAGCTGAGTTAAGGGATAAATTATTCAGACCGTTGAGAGAAAAAGAAGTCATATTAGAGGGGATAGGTACAGTTACAGTTAGAGAATTATCTGCTGCCTCAGCTATTAAAATCTCAGAGGCTAAATCTGATACTGAGAGAGCATTGATTGGAGTAGTGGAGAGTATCTATATTGATGGTGATAAGTTATTTAACTCAGTTGAGGAACTCTCACAGTTACCAATTGAGACTTTAACTGTACTTAGTGAAGCAATTAAAGAACTAGAGGAAGTCAATAAAAAAAACTGATTAAATCCCCAATGCTTAAGTTTGCATACAGGTTAGCCTTAGCTTTGGGGATACCCTCAGTGGATTACTTATTAGATAACTTATCTAGTACAGAGCTAGAGGGATGGCTAGATTATTGGAATGAAGAACCCTTTGGCTATGAGATAGAGAATTATCGCTCTGGCTTGATAGCTGCTTTACTTTACAACGTTAATAAAGATAGAAAAGCTAAAAGTAAATCTCCGTTCGACTTTTACAAGAACTTAACTCAGAGACCCTCTCCTGACTCAACAACCAAACTTGAGCAGGCTAAGGCTTATTTCAACTTAATTAAAAATAGAGGGTGATTACATGGAATTAGAAAAATTATTTATAGTTCTAGGTTTAGATAACTCAGAACTAGTTGACAAGTTAAAAGAATCCTCAAACAAACTGTCTTCTCTAACCAGTGGTTTAGCTGGTATAGGAGGTGGCATAGTAGCGGGTGGTGTAGCTGCTGCTGGTGCTGGCATTGCTAGTTTAACTGGATTGCTCTACTCTAGCGCTGAGGCTGCTGCTGACAGTGAAGATAAACTAGCTCAACTCAATTCAGTATTAACCTCTACTGGTGGGGTTAGTGGTATGACAGTTGATAGCGTTAGCTCTCTAGCTGATAGTTTATCCAGCGTCACTAAATTTGAGGATGAAGCCATTATTTCTGCTGAGAGTATGCTACTTACTTTCACAAATATAGGTAAAGATGTATTCCCTAACGCTACTGAAACTGTTCTTGATATGTCACAAGCTCTAGGGCAGGATTTAAAATCTTCCAGCGTACAGTTAGGTAAAGCCTTAAATGACCCTATCAATGGTATTACTGCTCTAAGTAGAGTTGGTGTTACCTTTACTGATGAACAGAAGGATTTAATTAAAACACTGGTAGAGACCGGTGATACTGTTGGTGCTCAAAAGGTAATCCTTGAGGAACTCAATAAAGAGTTTGGAGGTTCAGCTAAAGCTGCTGGTTCTACTTTTACTGGTGTAATGGAGAGAATTAAAAATACTCTAGGCAACTTGAAAGAGGTTATCGGTGGTGCAGTTTTACCTGTACTTACACAACTAGGTGAAACTTTAATTACAAAGTTAAATCAGCCTGAAACCATTGCTTTTATTACAAATTTAGCTACTACAGTCTCTAACTTTGCTCTACAGGTAATTACCTGGATACCACAGGTTATTACTACGTTTCAAAATGTATTTAACTATCTTATTGAGCACAAAGAGATTATTGTAGGGGTTTTGGCTGCAATGGGTGTAGCGGTTGGTGTGTTTGTGTGGACTACAGTTATTCCTGCTATTACGGCTACTGTTACTGCAATGGCTCCAGTACTGGCTGTATTAGCCGCAGTTGCGTTAGCTGCTGGACTGCTTTATCTAGCCTGGGATAACAATTTTTTGGGCATTAGAGATACCTTAACTTCTGTATGGAATAGTGTACAACCTGTTTTAGCTACTTTTGTTAACTGGTTACAGGTTAATATACCGCTTGCTATGCAGATGCTCTCCGACTTCTGGAATACTAAGCTACTGCCTGTATTTACGGCTATCAGAACCTGGGTAGAGGCTCACTTAGTACCGTTATTCTCTGCAATGGGAGAGGTTATTAGTGCTGTGGTTAGTGTAGCGTTTACTGCTCTCTCAGGAATTATACAGAATGTAGTGGTACCTGCTGTAAAAAATATATTTGGTTGGTTTAATGATAAAGTATTACCTATTTTAAAAGAGGTTGGCGGTTGGATTAATTCCAAACTAACTCCTGCCTTTGAGTGGCTAGGTAAAGCGATTGATAAGGTGAGTGGTTTTCTCTCCAACCTGGCTAATAAGATTAAATCTATTAAGTTGCCTAACTGGATGAAACCTGGTTCACCAATGCCGCTTGATTGGTCATTTAGATGGTTAGGGGATTCTATTTCTGATGTAGCTAACAAGGATTTACCCACATTAAATAGAAACCTGAATGTAACTGGTGATATTTTTGGTGGTGGTTTAGCTAGTTCACAAAGTAACTTAGCTGAAAAGATGCTAGAGCAACTCGAAGCCTTAAATAGAAAATCCTTTACTAAAGAGGAACTAGTTTCAGGGTTACAGTATGCTAACGCATTATAGGGGTGACTATGTTTAATTTCTACTCTGTAAATGTAAGTATTCAAGTTGATACAGTGTACACAAATATTACCCCTGATGTAATCGGAGACATTCAGATTAAGAGGGGGTTCACCGATAGTGCCCCCTCAACTAGAGTTGCTGCGCCTGGTAGCTGTGTATTCATGCTGAGAAATGGTTCAAATGCTATTAATGGTGAAGGAACCTACTCTAAGGATTCTGTTAATCATCTTGCTGAGTTTAAAAGGGGTGCTCATATAGTTGTTGATATACCCATTACACAAACAGACTACTCAACAGGTAGAAAGTTTGAAGGGTGGGTTGAAAGTATTGAGGTTGACAATAAGTACAAACGGGTTACTGTAAATTGTTATGATTGGCTCTATTATGGTGGTTTAAAGCGCTTACCTTATGTCACTACCGCTCTAAATAAGGATGCTTATTACGCAGTTGATTACATTAAGGATAATTTAATTCCAGATGGTGGTACAGTACATCCCTATGGTAATTTCACCACGTTTCAAACTATTTTTGATATTGCTGATGACACTAAAACCGCTATTAAAGAGATTAATCAACTAGTCAGTTCTGAGTTAGGTTACTTTTATATTGGGAGAGAGAAGGAAAATAACACAAACCATTGGTACTATGCTCAAGATGCTAATGCACTCATACTTGAGGCAAAAGATTATAGAGCTACTGATTATACAACTACTGAGATAGTGATTCCTGCTGAGTTTTCTGATTTATTTACCACTGAGGATGATGAGGACTCATTAATAACTGAGGATGACTACAATCTAGTTGTATTGGATTATGAGGAAGCAGCATTAGAGGATAGCTTTACGGATGTTAAAGCTAAAGAGGGAGAGTTAATATACAACAAAGTCAATGGTTCAATTATTGGTAGAAGATATGTAGATATTTACACTCCAATTTGGAAACTGGACGTAACTAACCAGACCTACAGATTAAACCCATATGAACAGATTGCTATTACTGCCAGTTATTACAATACAGATTTTGACGCTGGTGATTCTCCTGAGAGAGTTTATTCAGCGGATGTACTAACTCCTGTAGCTACTACAGACTACACAGCTAACACTGCTGCGGATGGTTCTGGTAGTGATATGACTGCTGAATTAGATGTTTCCATAGCAAAGGCATTAACTTATTCTAAGCTCTATCTCCATAACTCTAGTGGTATTTACCCGATATACATTACCTTCTTTCGGATTAGAGGCAAACCAATTTATATTTCTGCTGGTTCTGGTGTAATTGCTGAGGATACAGACTCTCAAGATGAGTTTGGTTTAAAAGAGATTAATTTAGATTTACCCTATATGGGGGATGTTATTCAAGCCTATGATTATCTCACTCAGTTTATTACTTTCTATAAAGAGAATAGGTTTGTACCTACAGAAGTAACCTTCTATCCAAACAAAAATCAGCACTTAGCCTTATTGTTTTGGGGGTTAGATGTAGGTTCTCAAATTCGAGTTATTGACTCTATTAATGGGATAGACAATATCTTGATAATTGATTTTGTTGATATGACTATCTCTCCTGGCAATGTAATTAAAGTTACTTGGCGGCTAAGAGAGAAACAATATTTTATCTAAAGGTGATACATGGCAAATAAAAAAATAACTCAGCTAACTGAGGCTACTACAATATTACCTACTGATATACTACCAGTGGTAATTAATCCTGCGTCAAGTCCAGCTAGTCGTAAAATTACCGCTCAAAACTTGCAATCCGCATTGAATACAGGCTGGTTATACGTAGCTGCAAGCGGAACTTATCTATCAGCTTCAACTTTTCGGTTGACGGGCGATTTTACAGCTTATTTTAAAATTGGCGCGAAGATTAAACTTAATAACACAACTACAAAATATTTCTATGTAGCGTCTAGTTCTTATTCAGCACCTAATACTACAGTAACGATTATTGTTAATACAACTTATACGCTTGCAAACACAACTTTGAGCAATGTTTATATTAGTTATGCTGAACCACCAGATTTTCCAGGTTGGCTTAGTTATACTTCTACGCTATCAGCCGTAAGTGGTTCTTTTACCAGTGCATCTATAACTGGAAAGTTTTCGATGACAGGCAAAACTATGAAAGTTGTTGTTGTGGTAACTATTACAACAAACGGAACCGCTAGTGGTATCGGTGTAACCGTACCTCTCAACTGTGTGGGTGGTTGTGTTTTAACAGGCCGTGAAAATCAAACTACTGGTGATATGCTGCAATGCTACGTAGCCAACGGCTCAAGCGTAGGATATGTTTTTAACTATACAGGTGATTATATCAATGCAAACTCGCTTACCATCTATATTAATGGTTCTTATCCAGTTGCATAAAAGGGGTAAGTATTAGTAATGATGAGAGTTTTACAAATTTAACTCTAGATACTTAGTTATCTAGTGGGGGTTATATGACCGATGAAAATTACTCAATTAAGGAAATGCTCAACAGAATCGAACAGGGTGTTTCCTCTTTAAATGTAAAAGTAGATGGCTTAAGTACAGAGCTAGGTAAGGCTACAACTAGAGTTGCAGTTCTGGAAGAGAGGGCTGATACCAATGAGGATGAAATAGCTAAACTTAGAGAAACTTCTAAAACCTGGAACCTGCTTAACTCAGTTGGGGCAGCACTGGCTGGTATTATAGCTACTATGTTTAGGTAGGTGAATATGACGGATAAGTTAATAATTAATGGCATTGAAGTAACTGACCCTGATACCTGTAAGACTCGCTCTAGACACACTAAAAAACAAGTTGCACAAGCGTTAGTAGATAACTATGGAGTTATCTCTAATACTGCGAAACAATTAGGAATTTCTAGACAGGTTTTAGAGTCAAGAATCAAACTAAACCCTGATTTAAGAGCTATTCGAGATAGCGCTAGACAGTCTTTACTGGATGTAGCTGAGTCTCAATTATTTAAAAAAGTTGAATCTGGGGAAGATAGGTCTATCTTTTTTGTACTAACTAGACTAGGTAAAGAGCGCGGTTATGGTGATGAGGTTGTTATTAAAGCGGATGTTAATACTACAGACTTAACCAACTTAACCGTAGAGGAACTAGAGAAATTAAATGAACTTGTCAAAAAGACTACCAACGTTACAGGAGATACAACGGGAGCTTAGTAAGCGTTCTCTATATGAGTTTGTTAAATTAGCGTGGCCTTATGTAGAACCTGAGACTGACTTTATTGACAATTGGCACATTAAATTAATCTGCGAAGCTCTAGAGAAGTGTACTAGGGGGGAGATACTTAAATTAGCTATTAATATCCCCCCTAGACACATGAAATCCTTACTTGTCAATGTGTTCTTTCCAGCGTGGGTATGGATTGATAATCCTGGAAAGAAATTCCTGTATGCCTCTAACAGTGAGGACTTAGCTGTAAGAGACTCAGTAGTTTGCAGGAAACTGATTGAATCCCCCTGGTATCAAAGTTTATTTGATGTAAAGCTCTCTAGAGACCAAAACCAGAAGTCTAGATTTTCCAATACAAAAGGTGGAGTTAGATTAGCCTTTGGTGTAGGTGGTGCTATTACTGGTGAGGGTGCTAACTTTGTGATTGGTGATGATGTGCTCAAGGCTCAAGAGGCTAACTCAGATGCTTCACGAGAAAAAGTTAATCTCTGGTGGGATACCACTATGAGCACCCGTTTAAATAACTATAAAACTGATGTACGTATATTGATTGGGCAGAGACTTCACGAAAATGATATTTTCGGTTATCTGGAAGATAAAGGGGAACACTACGAGCAGATTATATTACCGGCTGAGTATGAGGGTGTAAGGTATCAATCTACAGTTGGTCTAGATGACCCTAGAACCGTTGAAAATGAACTGTTATGGCCTGGAAGGTTTGGAGCTAAAGAGTTAGCTGACCTAAAAGTCTCACTAGGTGAACTAGGTGTAGCTGGACAATTACAACAGAGACCCTCTATCCAACAAGGTAATATTTTTAAAAAGGATTGGTTTACTCACAGGGAGAATAGCGATACTCTCTTTAGATTATTGTCATTTGATACTGCTGCTTCGACTAGTAAAACTGCTGCTTATACTGCCTGTACAGTTGGTGAAGTCACTACAGACTACAAGTTATTTATTCGTGAAGTTTGGAGAGATAGAGTTGACTTTCCAGACCTACAGAAACAAATTGAACGTTTAGCCCAAAAGTATAGAGACAAACTCCACTACATTTTAATCGAGAATAAATCCTCTGGTATCTCTGTTATACAAAGTATTCAGAAAAGCTCTCCTGATTGGATAGCTAGAATGATTGTGCCTATCTCAGTTAAAGCCGATAAAGATACTAGAGCTAATTCAGCGGCTATATGGGCTAGTCAGGGGTGTATATCACTCTCAAATGATTTAGAAGTTTTCGAGCAAGAGTTATTTACTTTTCCCAATTCTAAATATAAAGACCAGACAGACAGTTTTACTCAGCTAGTTGATTATGTTAGTAATTATTTGGAGGCAGGTTTAAGAGCATGAATTTACTATCTTATTTCACAAAAAAGAATACCCCATTCTCATATAGTCAGGAGAAAGAGGATTTATTTTCTCGCTTAGAGAAATACTACGATTCCAATGACTTGTATGAGAATTTAAACGGGTATAAATTAGCTTACCCTGAAACATTTGTAGAGGAAATGAAACCTCTCCGTAACCCTGTTAATCGTACAGTGGAGTTTTATGTTTCTAAACTGCTTCCTGGTAATATACAATTAACTGCCTCAGATAATATCAAGCAGTATATTGAGGACTTCTATAAATGGAGTAACTTTACTGTCCAGAAGCAGGCTAGTATTCGAGAATTTGCACTATTCGGGAATTTATTCTGGAAGGTTGTTTCTGATGGTAATAAAGTTTGGTTAGAGGATATTTCCCCTAAGTATGTTACTTCATTTAAAACAGACCCTAGAGGCTATCTAACTGAAATCAGAATAGATATTCCTAGAGTTGATGATAATAACAAGCATTACACCTACATCGAATATTGGAACAAAGATTACTTTGCTACCTGGAAGGATTATACCGGTAGTAAGAGTTTAGATAACCTGGGAGACCCTCAAGAGTATGCTACTTTAGCAGAGATTGGTATAGATTTTATTCCCATTGTATTTATCAAGTTTAAGGATACTGGTAAAAAATGGGGGGATGGTTGTGTTAATCACGCTCTGCTAAAGATTGATGAAGTTAACCGACAAGCTACCCGTTTACATTCCATGTTATTTAGATATAACAAAGCCTTATTGGTATTAAGTGCTGGTGGCACTGACAAGGACGGGAGACCTTTACCCCCTCCACCTGTAACTAAAAACACTGAATTAAAAGATAACTCAATACTCTCTCTCCCTGGTAGTGCTACTCTTAGCTCATTAGTACCTGATATTAATTACTCCGATGCTTTAGCGGTTGTTAATGCTCAAATGGCTGAGATTGAGAAAGACTTACCTGAGTTGAAATATAGCTCATTGGATACTAACTCTCTCTCCGGTAAGGCAATTAGATTACTGTTAGGCCCCGCTATTGAGAGAGCTAAAGAAGCTCAAGCTAACTTGATTGCTGGCTTAATTAGAGTAAATGAAATCGCTTTAACTATCGGTAAAAATTATGGTATTTTCCCTGATACTATCGGTAATTATGAAGCAGGTGATTTTGAACACTCAATTATAGCTCCTGAGATTATTCAACTTGAGCAAGATGAGGAAGCTACTACCCTTAAGACATTGATTGAAGCTGGATTACCGCTCAAGTCTGCTTTGAAGTTAATGGGTTACTCAGCTACTCAAATTGATGAAATCATGGCTGATAAGTTGGAAGAAAACTCACTTTCTAGTCAGGCTTTAGCTAATTCACTGGCTACCTTTAATGGTGCATAATGTATAGAAGTGACGTTCTCAAGTTACTAACAAAGTATCAAGGTGAGCTAGCTAATGTAGAGAAAGAAACATTTCTCAGTTTAGCTCAAGGTTGGGGGACTATCGAGAAAGCCTTAGCAGGTTATTTAACTGAGTTATCTAAACTAGAAGTTAAAACCTCTAATCAGCTTTACAAGGATTCTATCTATAAAGCCTTTTTAAGTGCTTCTAAACAGAATATAGCTATCTATAGTCAAGTTGCTGCTGGAAGTGTCTCAAATGCCCAATTAAAGGCATTCCAGTTAAGTCAAGCGTTTAGTTCTGACTTTCTACAGGCTAGTTTTGTTAAATTACCTGTTAATAAAATTAATAATTTTATTGGCCTAAGTAGAGAGGGTACACCACTATATAACTTATTAATGCAGAGTTATCCAGAGACTACGGTTAGATTAACAGATACTTTATTAAAAGGTATAGCACTGGGTAAAAATCCTAGAATTATCGCTAAGGAACTGAAGTTAGATATGAATGGTAATCTGGATAGAGCTTTGCGGATTGCCAGAACTGAAATGAATAATGTATTCAGAGATACTAACCTGCTTGAATTTCAGAAAAGTGGAGTTGTAAAAGAATGGGAATGGATAGCTGAGGATAATGCTTGTGATATTTGTGCGGAAAATAACGGTAAACATTTTAGCTTAGATACCTCTTTCGACACTCACCCCAATTGCCGATGTGCTCCACTTGAGCTTCCCCCGGAAAAGTGGACACAAAAACAAGGAGAATGGGATACAGTGAAGGGGAACGGAGGAAGCTGA